GACCTTCGAGACGCAGCCGAGCGACAATGTCTCGGGGCTTTGCGGACCACATATCGAAGCCCTCGCGGAGCCACTTGTCGGCCAGCACGACGGGCACTGAGCACACGCGCTCCATCTCTCTGGACGGAGCATCGCGGCATGTATCGCGGGACGCGCGGAGGCCTTCGAAGAACTCGGTGCCCAGGTGCTGAGCGCGCTGGATTACCGTGCGGCCAGCGCCGTCTTCGAGAAACTTCGTCCTAGGGTCGATGAGTTGCATTAGTGGGTCAGCTCCGTGACGTTGAGCACGCCGGCCGCGCCGGTCGCTCTGATGACAGCGATCTGGTCGCCAATAGCGGCGGTGACGAAGGTTGCAGTTGCGCCGGCCAGGATGAGCGTGGACGCTCCGACGACGGCGACGGGGTTCGGGCCAATGGCCACATAGCAATTACCGGTGGAGACTAGGCGCAGGGCGCGCGAGCCGATCAGCATCGGGGCCGGGCCGAGCGCGGACGCAGCGCCGAGCGTAATATCGTAGGCGGTATTAAGGCGGAAAGTCGACATGGCTACCTCGAAATGAAAAAGGGGGCTCCCGAAGGAACCCCCTGTTGCAGCCTTGCGGCTTTAGGCTTTAGCTCAGGCCGGTGATCAGGCCGCTGGCCGCGTAGTTGCGGTGCTTCAGCGAGAACTCACCCACGATCTGCACGTTCGTGCTGTCGCCGGTCTTCGCGAGTGTCTCGCGGAACCAGTTGCGCAGCACGAGCTTCTTCCACATCGTGGTCTCGAACACGAGCGCCGTGGTCGCCAGCAGGAAGCGGTTGATCACCACTTTCAGGCCCTCGTCCGAGAACGGCGTCACGTAGACGTCGATCACGTTGTAGAGCTTCTTCTTGGTGTTATCGACGTAGTCAGTGCGAGCCGTGCTGGCACCCGGAGCCGTGCCGGACTTCCAGCTGGCGATCTTCGGCGCGTCGGCCGGCTTCACCATCAGGATGTTAGGCTCAGCGCCTTGGATGTAGCACTCCTGCGCCACCGTCAGCACGTTCGCTTCGACCAGCGGGGTGCTGGAGTTCGTCACGGTCGAGCTGGACGCAACCTGCGCCTGATAGCCGGCCATCTGGCGGGCCACGGTGTCGCTGCCGGCCACGGCGGTCTGGCCCGTGCCCACGAAGGCGTATTCCAGATCGCGCTTCAGCTCCGCGCTGCGCAGGCCGAGCTGGTAGCTCAGTTCCTTGTCGCGGCCGTATTTGCGAACCACGTCGGCCGTGCCAGACGCTTTCGCGGTCTTGGTCAGGATTTGCGTGTTGTTGTTGCGCATCACGGTCGGCTGAGCCGTGGCGGTCGGAGCGTCCGCGCCTTCAACGGCGGCGTTCGCGGCGGCTGCCAGCAGGCTGTCTTCCTGCCATTGGTGCAGGGTATTGTGGATGCCCTCGTTGCCGGACATCGACTGGAACGGCGTCTTCGTCGGGCTGATGTTGGTGATGATGTCGCTGATATCTTCTTTGATGCCAACGATGTCGTAGGTGTTCACGGTGCCGCTGATGGTCACGGGTATATCCTCAGGTATGTGGAAAGGTAGAGTTAGGCGGCGCGACGAGAGGTCGCGAAGAAGGCATCAGCTGCGTCGTCAGTGCCGCCGTCGCTCTGCCGCAGTTTGGCGATGGCCGCTTTCCGGTCGGTGCTGGCACTGGCGACAGCGGGAGCTGCGCCTGGGGTCAGGACTTTCGTCGGACGGTTACGCACTTTCTCAAGCTGCTCCGTGGCCGTTGTGGCACCGGTTCGATACAGCATAGCGTCGTGCATCAGTTTCACGGCCCAGCTATCGGGCTGCGCGAGAATGACGTTCTTCGGCGCTCCGTAGGCCGCCACAGCGTGGTCGACCATCTTCGTGTAGAGAGCTGAGTTGAAGCCCGGCACACCGGTCTTCGGATCGTTCAGCTCGACCAGGGCGGCCTGGGCGCGAGTGTTCATGCTCGCCTGCGTCTCCGTGGCGCGTGCCCGCGTGACGTCGCTCAGTTCCTTGGTCAGGTAATTATAGTCCGCCATCGCCTCGTTCGCGTCCTTGCGGATTTGCTCGAAGGTTTCCTGATCGACCGATTGGTCGCGGCTCAGTGCCAGAAAATCGATTGTGGAATACGGGGCCCACTTCGCCTGCGCCTTGGCGACCATCGCGTTCAGCGCGGTCTCGGCGCGGGCTGTCTTCTCAAGGGACGCGGCCTGCACGGCAGCGACGTTGGCCCACTTCGCTTCGTTCGCGGTGCGGGCGGCGAAGGTTTCCTTGAGGGCCTTCAGCGAGGCCTTCGTCTTCGTCTCACCTTCGCCCCACTCCAGCTCAGCGTCATCGGGGTCCACAGCAGTCGCCGTGGATGCGTCAGGAGCCGTCTCGGCTTCTTCCCGGTCAGGAGTGCCCAGCGTGACGCCAGGGGCTGTCCCATCGGGCGCTACGGCCTTACCTTCGGCGTCCTTGTGGGACGTCTGGAAGAACGCGTTCGCGCCGTCAAACTCGCCTGTGCCGGCGTCGTCTTCGAAATGTTCAGTCGTCAATGTCAAACTCCTTGTCGACGGCAGCGTCTTCCAGCTCAGCGCCGGCCTGTGCGAAGGCCTGGACCTGTTCCGCAATCTCTTTGATCGCGGTATGGAGGACGTGGTGGTGGGTGATGGTGGGAGCGCTGGCGGGGCCTATCGGGCACGCGGCTATGGCCTGCATGTGATAGTTCGACAGGTCGTCGATGACCGCGAGAAACTCGCTACCAGGGGTGAGCAGCGCGGCGCATCGCCGGCCGCGTTCGATAATCATGCCTGGATCAGGCGGGAGCATGGCGTTCCTTGTGTGAGAGGAATGGGGTTGGTGACGCGGTTATCCCCGCCGCGCACAGGGCCGCCAGGAGCTACCTGGGGCCTATTCTGTGGTCTGTGGACCGGTGGAGTTACCGGGTAGGCTCAGCCATGGACGACAGCTTGGCGGCAGCAGCAGCCTCTTGCTGGAGCTGTAGTTCGGCGGCGTCGACGGCAACCTTGTGGGCCAGCTGATCCTGCTTGAGCTGGATATCAGCCATTGACCGGCGGGTTTCCAGCTGCATCTTGGCCAGCTGATCCTGCTGCTTGTTCTGCGCTTCTTGCAGAGCGAGCTGCGAGTTCGCTGCAGCGGCCTGGGCGTTCGCCAGCTTGACCTGTGCGTCGGCGTGCTTGACCGCGAGGTCAGCCTGCTGCATCGGGTCGGGCGGCGGCGGCTGGACCTGATCGGGCGACAGGATGTAATCCGTGACGTCCTTGATACCCATTGCGTTCATCGCTTTCTTCACGACGTTGAAACGCTTCTCCGGCGGGTATGCGACCTTCAGCATCGGATCGCCGGACAGGTAGGTGTCCAGCTTCTGCCACTTCATCAGCTCACGATCCTGATCGCCGTAGCCTAGAGCGAACGAGACTTCCATCTCGGTGTCTTCAGGCCACGCCGTGAGATCGATCGGTGTCCACGCGCCGGCAACCTGAATGATCTTCTGGCGGTCTTCGTTCTCAAGGACCAGCTGGTAGATCATTTCGTAGATGCCACGCAGGAAGTTCTCCGCGAAGTTGCGGGCGATGATCTTCTGGCGGATTTGGCTGACGCTGATTAGGTCGTTGACCATGCCCTGGCTGTTCTGCTTGGACACAGCGTCTTTGTTAAGACCCTGGCTCAGCCGGCTGATACCGGTGATCTCTTCCTTGTCCTCGTCCAGCAGGCTGATCGTTTGGAACACAAACGGGTTCAGGCCGGCTTGAGGGATCGGAGCGATACCGTCAGGGCGCTTGACGTTCACGATACCGCCTATGCGGTTCTCCATCAGCTCCCGGGGATTGTCCACGGTGCCGCGCACAACCTGCAATCGCGGGTTATTAGTGATCAGCGCGTGATTGATGATGGACCGCGTCAGATAGGTTCTGGCGTTCTGCGTCGGGATCAGCATCTTCGAATAGTTCGTGCCCCAGAAAGCGTGGGGGCGCGGCAGCGGTGTGAAGCCCACGAAGGGCTTGCGATCCACAGGCTCCTTATCGAGGATTTGATCGCCGGCCATGAAAATCTTGTGGAGCTGGCTGACGGGGGTTTCGTCGTCCCCGTCGATGTTCATCTCCATGTAGCACTCATAGAGCATGATCTGGCGAGCGCTCTTCTGGCTCTCGTCCATGCCCCGCACACCGATCATGTCGTCGGTCTGCTGGTAGCGCTCGATCTGCTCCGGTTCCTGGCTCAGCCACAGCCTGTCGGTGTCCTGCAGCTGCGTGATGATCTTAGGATCGAAGCCCATCTTTATCAGATCGGACACGGTCTTCGGCTCACGGTGGAAGCAGAACTCGGCGGATTTAAGGTCTTCCGACATTGGCGCGATGCCGAACTGTTCCGGCGGCAGCACCTTGATGCGGACCTGAGAGCGGTCCTTCGGCACCTTGACGCGGACGCGCTTGAACGTCGAGCCGGCATCGCTGCCGTCGATCTGCGTGATCTCAGTGCCAGGGTTCTTGGCGAGGAACGCCGAGACCTCCTGATAAGTCGTCTCCGTCAGATCATAATAATTTGTGGTCTTCTTGGTCTCCCACCAGACCTTACAGACGCCAACGCGGCCGAGCAGACCGTCGTCGATCACGTCCTGCATAATCTGGAAGCCAGGGTTCTGGCGAAACAGGACGTGCGTGCAGTAATCGGTGCGGACCTGGGCGGCCTGAGCATCTTCGCCGTTTACGGGCGAGAAGCTGACCGGCTGGTTATTGCCGCTGAATACCTCCAGCAGCTGGGCCTTCATGCTCTCAACGGCGTCCCAGACGTCATACGACACATAGTTCGTGTCGCCTGCGCTCATCTTGTAGGGACGCTCTCCGTTGTAATACTTCATGACTGTTTCACGTTCTTTGGAGAGCTTACTCTCCGAGAACCCGACCGCTAGGCCGATCTGGTTTGAAAGGCGGGCGACGAGGGTTTCGTCTTCATCAGAGGCCGACACTACTCGATCCTTTCATACCAATCTTCTTGGTTGATTATGGGCACAAAGAAGCCCTCGTTGATGTGGTCGCAGAGGGCGAGCGCCATTACGGTGTCGTCGTGGCAGCCTTTCTCGGCCTCCATGGTGCCCTTCTGGGTCACGATGAAGGATTGCATTTCGGCCAGGGTGACGCGGTCGTAGATTTCAATCTCGCCGTCGCGCAGGTTGGCGCGGAGCTTGTTAATGATCAGCGGCTTCGTCTTCTCGGACGTGAAGAAACCGACGTAGGTGGTCTCCTGATCGGTGATCCGGTCCACGACGGTTTCGGTATAGAAGTTGGGGTAGCCTTCATCCTTCTGGATCACACGGTTCGTGAGGATGCCGTGGTTGTTCCGTTCGCAGATGATCGTGGCGTCGGAATACAGCCGGCCGAGGTTTGCCAGGATGGTGCCGAACATATCGGGGTCGAAGCGGTCGGAGCGCCACACTGCGGCCTGCCGGCGATGGCTGTCGAACACCTGGGCGACGGAGCTATCCTTCTGCACGCCAGCGCCAACGTCGGCACCGATGTAGTAGGTTTCCTTCTCGTCGAACGGGAGGTAGCAGAACAGCTCGCCGCGTGGGTCGTTTTCCCACTCTTTGCCGAACAGCGTCTTGCGCGCTATGGGCTCCCAGCCCAGCTCGACGTCAGGTGACTTTTCGAACTTCGCCTTGGCCTTCTCACGCATCTCAACGATCTTATCGCCGTTGAATACCGGTCGGCCGGACGTCAAGAAACTCTCTTCGACGGTGCAGGGGTATTCCTGTTTGAACAGGTCTTCGCCCTTCGTCGCGATCTTGCGGCGGCGGAACATCAGCTGCCCGTCGTCGAGGCCGTGCCGCGCTACCAGCTCTTCTTCCTTCGCCGTGCGGCGGAAGTCGGCTGGAACTTCGGCGGTGTAGCTGGGCTCGATAAACCAAGCCAGGAACACCAGCTCGAACTCGCTATCGCCAGATATTGCCATCTGGCACTGATCATAGAACGGCCCGCTCATGCCGTTCGATGTGCTCTCGATATAGACCTCAGTGCCGTCAGCGTCAGGGATCGCTTCAAGCAGGCCGTTGTAGTTTGCCAGCGCGGAGTTTTTCGGCCAATGGGCCAGCTCCGACAGGTGGGCATGTGTGATAGTCTCACCGCGACCAATTCCGTCGCCGCCCGCCGTGGCAACCATGTAGCCGGCGTCGATGTTCGCAAACTTCAGCTCTTTACGGCTGGAGTATTTCGTCTCTGGGCGCACGGCCGGTGGGCACAGTTCGTAGAAGCGCTGCGTCATATCGAACAGCGATTGCGTGCTCTCAGCCTTGTGGGTCACCACGATGGCCTTGCGAGCTTGTCCAGGCAGCGTCTGCGAGACCTGGGAGAACATCCGGCCGCCCACATAGGTGGACAGGCCCATCTGACGTCCCTTGACGATGATGATGCGGACGCGGCCGGTGCGCTCCAGCTGCCGCATAACGACCTCGTGGAGGATGCGCTGCGCACGGTTTAGAAGGAAGGGCTGAACGCCCCGGTCCTTCGTCCGTATCTTCAGGCACTTCTCAGCGTAGAACGGGAAGTCACAATAAAGCCGGCGGCGCACTGCCAGAACATCTTGGGCCATGCGCCTCCAGATTTATGTTTCGGGGTTTTCCTCCGCAGCCAGGATGGCCAGGAAGTCTTCAGCCTTCGAGACCTTCAGTTCGGTCTTCTGGGCTGGTTTGGCCTTCGTGAAGCCGAGCAGCGCCGTTGCGGCAGCGACCCGTTCACGCGTGGTGCCGGTCTTGTCCAGCATCACTTCCGCGAGCATCTCCAGCGCGTCCTGCGCCTTCTTGTCGTCGGTCGTGAGGCCTGTATCGATCAGGTCTTGTTCAATCATGGTGGCGATCAGTTCCTTTCCTTCGGCCCTGGCGCGGTCACGTTCCGCAGCCACTTCGACCTTCTTTCCGGCCCAACCGTCAGGGACGCCACGGCGAGTGCCGAGCGTGCCGTCTGCGCGCCATTTGGCGAACCGTTCGCGGGCCAGACGCTGTTTGTTCTCGAAAGCCTCAAGGGTTTTCGGATAGCCGCGCCGACCAACGAGGTCTGGGTAGAAAACGCCCTTCGGCCG